AGACGATTCAACGCTTGCAGGCGCAAGTCGAAACCGAGCGCAAGCGCGCCGACGACTTGATGCACGAACGCGAAGCGATGGCGACGGAAATTGGTCAGCTTCGCGGCGAAGTACAGGCGCTGCGCGCACAGGTCGAAATGCTGGTCGCAATGATTCAGCAGAAACAGCCGGCGCTACTGGCAAACGTCGTCACGGGGCAGCTTCCGCAGGTTCCCGCGTTGCCTGACGGGGCGACCGCATGACCGCTCCCGCATTCATCACCGCTGCATCGCCGGCCGCACTAGGCGGCGTCAATGTGGCCGCGTTTCTCTGCATGCTGAGCGTATCCGAAGGCACCGACAACGGTCGCCAAATGACGAAGTGCCACGGCTACGACGTCATGGTCGGCGGCGGCAATTTCGCCGATTTCAGCAAGCATCCTCGCGTGCTGGTCACGCTCAACAGCAAGGGCCTGAAGTCCACGGCAGCCGGCCGCTATCAGTTCATAGCGTCGACCTGGGATGACCTGGCGAAGCGCCTGAAGCTGACCGACTTCAGTCCTGTGTCGCAAGACTTGGCTTGCGTTGAACTGCTGAAGCAATGCGGCGCATACACCTTGCTGCGCGCGTGCCGCTTCGATGAAGCGTTGAAGGCTGCGCGCAATCTTTGGGCCAGCCTGCCGGGCGCGGGTTACGGCCAGCTTGAACAGAAATACGAAACCCTGCGCGCTGCGTACGTTGCAGCGGGCGGTGCTGCGCATTAACCACCCGGAGAAAGGCCCCGCATGTTCTATACGACCATCCTGAAAAAGCTGACCCTGACGAAATGGCGCTGGCCGCTGATTCCCTTCGCCGTCGTCGCCATGTTCTTTGTCTTCGCGTTCTTCTGTGTATTCGACGCGGCCATCGGCGCCGTGTTCCTTGCGCTGTTGATCCCTGGCGCCTGCCTTGTGTTTATGGCCGAGGTATTCGACCCCAACGCGCACGCACTGATGCGCGCACGTTTTGCCGTATGGGCGGGCGAAGTGATCGCCCGGTTCGCACGTCACCCGCGCATCGTGGCAACCCTGCGAAACCCGCGCTGGTGGATAGCGTTTCCGGCATGGGCCGTGGTGTTGCCCTTCGTGATGTCGTGGGCGCTTGTGCGCGAAGTGTGCAGCATGGTTGCCGACGCGATTCGTGTCGTCGATCAGAGGTTGCACGCGCTCGCCGACGCCGGCCTGTTTCGTCACATGCGCACGTTGTACGCGTGGGTATTCGGGGCGAAGTCGTGAGGGTCGCCGCGATCATCATCGCCTTTGCGCTTTGGACGGTCGCGGCGTGCTTTGTCGGCTACAAGCTGCGCGACTACCGCGCAGCAGTCGGCACACAGACCGCGCAGACGGGCGCACGAGCGGCACGTGCTGAGGCCGTCACCGAAGCCCGCAACAACGACCACGGCAACGCGCAGACGGCCGCGCACGCGGAGCAAGCGCACATCGACCGCACCGCCGCGCAGTCCGCGCACTTCGACCAGCTGCAACAGGATATCGCTGCATATGCACACACCCATCCCCCGCTTACTGCGAACGGTTGCAGTCGTGGCGTTGCTGACGCTGAGTTCATGCGCGTCTGGACCGAAGCCAATGCAGGCGCCTTTCGTGACGCAACCGAACATCACGATCCCGCAGTCGCAGATGCAGGAACCGAAGACGCTGCCCCAGCCGCGCAGCGGTAGCGATGCCGACTTACTGGCGAATCATGTCGATGTGGCACACGACTATCACGACTTGGCAGACCAAACGGCGGCGCTGATATGTGGGCTGTTGTCGCAGTCGGGCTTCACGATCAACGGCAGCGCGCCGACTGCGCCGCAATGGTGCAGCAAGTACGCAAGCACCACGCATGCCTCGCATTGAAGCCGCACATACCGCCACGTCGTCCCTGTGCGCTCCCTGAACGATCCGTTCATTTTTGCGGGTCCTTCCCATGGGGGCACATAGGGCGGGGTCCTCGACACCCCGGATTTCGCAGTGTGCGTGCCCCTCGAAATTGACTTTTTTGTTTATGCAGCAGCGAGCAAACCCCTAAATTCATGGCACGCGGTAAGGGTCAAAAGGTAAACCGACAGCAGCTTGCAGAGGTCTTTGGCATCAGTTTGCCGACGGTCGACGCGTGGCGCCGTGCTGGCTGCCCTTACGTCGTGAAAGGCGGTAGCGGCAAGGAATGGGCCTTCGACACGGCCGACGTCGCGGAGTGGCGTGAGCAGCGCGCAAGAGACGAAGCGGCCGGCAATGAGATTCAAGACGAAGCCGCACTGCGTAAGCGCAAGCTGATTGCGGATACGAAAATCGTCGAATTGGAAGCGCTGGCGAAGATGGGTGAACTGGCACCCGTCGCCGACATGGAGCGTGCATTGACGCGTGTCATGGCTGAAATGCAAACCAAGCTGCGCGGTGCGTTCGTTGTGCGATGCGTGTCGCAGTTGTTGGGTGAGCAAGACGAGCGCAAGTTCAAGGCTGTGCTGCTGGCCGAGGTGGATTCAGCGCTTGAGGTCCTGGCGGGCATGGAAGTCACGGGCGCCGACGAGCCAGCCGAGGACGGCGACGACGGTGCTTGACGTCACCCGCTACACGAACCCGTCCGGTATCACCCGCGCGATCCGCAACGGCCTGGCGATGCTCATGCCGCCGCCCGACCTTGCGCCGTCGCAATGGGCCGAAGCGAACGTCCGCATTCCTACGGGCAACGCCGTGCCCGGTCCGTATCGGGTCGCGAATGCGCCGTATCAGCGGGAACCGATGGATCAGTTCGTCAACCCGGACTGTTACCGCGTGACGCTCAAATGGGGCGCACAGGTCGGCAAAACGCTGACGCTGCTGTGCGTGCAGGGCTATGCGATCGATATGCGGCCACGGTCGCAGATGATGATGCAGCCGTCGCAGGGCGATGTGCAGACGTGGCTCGAAACGAAATTTAACCCGCTGGTGGAATCCTCGCCGAGTATCGCGAAACGCATCGCCAAGCCGCGCGGACGTGACGGCGTCAACAACCAAAAAATGAAGTCGTACCCCGGCGGCTTCCTGATGATGGCATGGGCCGGCTCACCGAAGACGATGCGCGGTCGTTCTGCGCCATTCATCGGATGCGACGAAGTCGACGGCTATCCGCGCACGGAGGAAGGGCACCCGGTCGGTCTTTTGTGGCAGCGCGCTGCGACATTCAACGACGAACGCTTCCTGTTCGAAATCAGCACGCCAACCGTCAAGGGCGCGAGCTACATCGACGAATCGTTCGAAGCGGGCGACCAGCGTCGGTTCTTCGTGCGCTGCCCGTGCTGCCATCTCGCGCAGGCATTGCGCTGGGAGAACGTGACGTGGATCGGCCGTCAGTCGACCAGCGTCGACACAGCGGACGAAGACCGTCGCGATTTTGAAGCGCACAAACCCGAAACCGCGGGCTACGCGTGCGAAGGCTGCGGCGAGATTTGGAACGATGGTCAGCGATACGCGGCGATCCGTAACGCCGAGGCTCAGGGCGCCGGTTGGCGTGCAGCCAAGCCGTTCAAAGGCCATGCCAGCTATCACTTGTGGGAAGCCTATTCGCTGTTCCGCAAGCTGGGCGATATTGTTCGCGACTATCTGGACAAGCTGCGCACCGACGATATTCAGACGTTCGTCAATGTGTCGCTATCCGACGTGTACGAAGTGCAGGGCGATCAGGCCGACCCCGACGCGCTCATCGCTCGCGCCGAAGATTACGCCGCGCAAGTTCCGATGGGCGGCGTCTATCTGGTGGCCGGCGTCGACATGCAGATTGATCGCCTTGAAGTCGAGGTCGTCGCGTTTGGCGAGGGTGAAGAATCGTGGAGCGTTGAATATCGCGTGCTGTGGGGCGACCCCCTTGCCGGCGACGTATGGAACGACCTTGACGACCTGCTCGCCGAAACGTGGACGCACGAAACCGGCGCCCCGATGACGATCAAGGCCGCATGTCTGGATACCGGCGGCACGAACGGTTACACGCAATGCGCGTACGACTACCTGCGCGGCAAAGCTGGCCGCCGCATCTTCGGTATTAAGGGCGTGCCGGGCTTCGGCAAACCGATTGTCGAAAAGATGCAGCGCAAGCAATCCGGCAAGAACGCGCGCAAGGTTGACCTGTTCAACGTCGGCGTTGATGAAGCAAAGCAGATTGTGATGCGCCGGCTGTCGAACGATGTGCCGGGACCCGGTTATTGTCATATACCCAAGTCCCGCGACGCCGAAGGCGGGCTATCGCTTGACGAATGGTGCAAGCAGATCACCGTCGAAAAGCTGGTCACGCACTATGTCAAAGGCCAGCCAGTGCGCACTTGGCATAAGCCCGACAAGGCGCGAAACGAAGCGCTTGACTGTCGTGTGTACGCGCTGGCCGCGCTGAAGATCATGCAACCGTCACTGCGCCGCGAGCGCGAACGCTTGATGGCGCACCCGCGCGCACAAAAGATGCTCGCCGAGATGGCGAGCGAGCATGCACCAGGCGCGGCGCAAGAAGCCGGCATCACATCACAGCGTGATAGCGATATTCGCGTACCGCGAAGCACTGACATTCCTGCAAAAGACGAAAAGAAGTCACGTCCCGAAACTAGCCGCATCCGTAGATCACCGGCTGCCCGCCGGGTGAATTGGGTGAATGGTTGGAAATAGGAACGGCGTGTCTCGAATCGTACCGAACACCATCAACAGCGGTTTCAACTTCAGCGCGCAGACGTGGCAGCCGAATTACTCCGGCGCCGAGTGGACGCTAGAACTGCTGCTGCGCGGAGCCGGCACGATTTCCCTGACGAGCGAGCGCAACGGTGCCCGCCACGTATTCAGCGCCAACGCCGCAGAAACGGCGTCGTGGATCGCTGGTGAATACGCCTATTTCCTGCGCGCAGTGTCCGGCGATGACGCGTTTCTGTTGGAACAGGGAACCGTGCGCGTCACGCCGGACGCCACCAAGATTGCGGACGGCACCGACATTCGCAGCGATGCGCAGAAAGCGCTTGATGCCATCGACGCCGTTCTCGCTAAGCGGGCAACCATCGATCAGAAGCGCTATCGCATCAATAACCGCGAACTAGAACGCACGGACCCGAAAGACCTTATCGCGTTGCGTGCGCATTTCTTCGAGCTGGTTCAGCGCGAGAAAGCGAAGGCGAGTGGAAAGAGCCTGTTCGGCCGTCAAGTCAAGTTCTACATGGGGCCGCGTTAATGGGTATCTTCGACTTTGCGCGGCGTTCAAGCGCCGCCGTAAGCGCGCGGGCGCCGTCTGCGCCGCGAAGTTCGGCGTTGGCCGAATCGGTAGCGGCGGCCATGGCGCCGTTTAAACGCACCGAGACCAGACCCTCACGTCGCCCGCCGATCAACAGCGGGCAGCTAGCCCGCATGATGTACGCATCGGGTGAGCCTGGCCGCCTGACAGGCGACTGGCCGACAAGCCCCGTGCATATCGACTGGATTATCCAGCGATTCCAGCGTGCGCTTGTGGCGCGTAGCCGCGAGCAGGCGACGAACAATGATTTCATGAAGGCATACATTCGCCTTCAGCGCTTGAACATCATCGGCCCGACCGGCATCGCCTTTCATAGCATGGCGATGAAGGGGAATAAGCCCGACCCGCGCGTTCGCAAAGCGGTCGGTACGGCCTGGGAAAAGTGGGGCAAGGTCGGCAACTGTGACGTCACCGGCATGCTGTCCTGGCTTGGCGTGCAGAAACAGGTGATCGATACCGTCGTTCGCGACGGCGAATCGTTTGTGCAGATTGTGTACGGTAAAGATGTCGGCCCGATGGGCGTCGCGCTTCGCCTGATCGATCCGCAGCGTTGCCCGATTGAATACACGGTCGACGCTGTTGCCGGCGGCAGCAACTACATACGGCAGGGCGTCGAGTTCAATCAGTACGGTCGCCCGGTCGCCTATCACTTCACGGACGAATACACCGATCGCAATAACGTCGGCTACCAGTACAACGGCCGCTCTTACACCCGCATTCCGGCGTCGGAAGTCGTGCATCTATTCGTGCCCGAGTTCCCGTCGCAAAAGCGTGGTCTGCCGTGGATGGCGACGGGCTTGTTCCGCGCGAAGCAAACGCAGGCGATGGAAGACGCGGCGGTCGTGAATGCCCGCGTGGGCGCCGCGAAAATGGGCTTTATCCAGTTCAAGGATGGGATGGGGCCGGAGTATGAGGATGACGAAGATTTAGGCATTGACGCCGAAGCCGGGACATTCCCGGTGTTGCCGGCAGGTGCCGAGTTCAAGGAATTCGCGCCGCAGTATCCGCAGGGCGAGTTCGCAGTGTTCGTCAAGCATTTGCTGCATGCCTTCGCGGCAGGCGGCGGCGTGTCGTATCACTCGCTTACCGGCGACCTTGAAAACGTCAACCTATCGAGCATCCGGCAAGGCGTGCTTGATGAGCGCGAAGGCTACAAGGAAAAGCAGGAATGGATGCGCGAGCACCTGTGCGAACGGATCT